GACAAAGACCTTGAGTTGGCCGAGCGGCAGATGGAGGCCAAGGCGGCGCAGCAGCAAATGCAGGCCGTGCAGTCCTCTCGGGTTGACGAAAAGACGGTGCAGGCCGATGTGACGAAGATAACCAAGGCAGTTGATGCGCAGAGCAAGGATATTTCGGCGCTGATGAAAATGGTTGAAGGGCTGGCGAAAACGATTCAGAAGATGGACGATGAACCGGAGGAAGAAAAGCCGACGACGTTCAACGTGATTCGTGACGCCACCGGCAAAATCAAGACGATAACCGCAGTCCAATAGGGAAAGCCATGTGGATAGTCTTATTCATGCAGGATACTGAAGTAAAGGGCGTCGGCTCGCTGACGGCGCACTACGACAACGCGCTCGGCATCACGTGCGCGCACACCGCGCGGGTCGACACAAACAGCGACTTCGGCGCGTTCGTGCAGGCGTGCAGAGATGTGCTGGCGAAGGCGACGCTAGAACGAAGCGAACTGTTGGTTATCGCAGCCAAAGTCGAACTCGTGTTGAACGGAGCCTGACAATGCCTATCCTCACCACGACATACGACAGCGCGTCGGCAACGACGGACCTGTCCTGCACGATCGCATCACTGCCAACCAGCGCGACGCTGATCACCGGCCGGCAAACAGCGGTGATTGACAACTCGTCAACTCAGTACATCGACATGCAATTGATGGGCCAGATCATGACCGGCACGTCGCCCACGGTCAACACAACCATTGCGCTTTTCGCGTGGTCGGTAATCAAGCGCGTGGCCGGTGCCAGCACCTACCCAAGGGCAGGCACGACGCAACTTACGGCGACCGAGGCGGCGCGCACATGGGTGCTAGATCAACTCCCGCCGTTGATCTGGTCGACAAATGTCAACGCCACCAGCGACACATCGTATCCAATCAACGTGCGCAGCGTGGCGCAAATATTTGGCGGCGTCCTGCCTCAGTTTTTCGGTTTTTACATCGCGCACAGCACCGGCGTAGATTTGAATTCAACTACTGCGAATCAGTGGTTGACCGTGACCGGCATCAAGATCACGAGCGCCTAAATGTCCGGCATCACCCTACCAGGCCGGTTCACCAGCCAGCCGCAATACGAGGCAGAGACGGCCCGGCAAAGCCCGTTTTTGTCTGCTATGGCCGCTGAGGTGCTGGTGGTTCCGCGATCATCGTTTCGAGATTCGATTCGCGGATCGTTCGCCACCGTGACCGGAACGCCATTGCGGAGTGTCGGCGACCTCAAGTCGGCAGGCCCCGCCCGGTCGATGGGATTCCCGGATGCAGGGACTTCCGGGCAATTCCAATTTACGGGCCGAACATCTGCGTCAGGGTCTGGCAACACCTGGGCCGGAGTGATCATCCGTCGCGGGCTTCCGGGAGGTGGAAATAATTTCGGCTATTACGGCATTTTCAGCAGTTCACTGAACGTTGGTTTAAATTTATCAACCGGGTATAACAATGGCACGGTGCTCAGGGTATTTTACGATGCCAATTCGGTAGGGTCGGATACCACCCTAACGCTGAATGTGCCGTATTTCATCATCGTTTCAACGGAAGCAAAAGGCGCTTCTTCGGCCTGGTACATCAAAGTCAAAAACCTGCAAACGACGGCAATGGTGTCGAACCAAAGCGGGTCGCAGACGATCAACGCCGGCGGCACGGGAACCTGGAACATCGGCGCCACCGTGGTGTTTGGTGGAGCCATTGCCGCAGATATTTTCCTGTTGGCGATGGGGTCGCGGTACTTGCCGCCGATACTTGCCGATGCGTGGTGTCAAAACCCCTGGCAAATATTCCAAGCGCCAGACCGACCATCCATGTTTAGTGATACCGTCGCTGCGCCCAGCGGCTACAAACCCTATTGGTCCAGTCAGCGCCCACGCATCTACGGTGCAGGAGTCCGGTAAATGAGCTACCCCCGCAACGCCGCCTCGCCGGAACGCCTCGCCATAGGCGCAGTAAGCCTGATTGCCGATGGCACGGTCCAGACCTCTGCTGTAGTGATTACCGTGCGCGGCCAAGGCGGCGCAGAGGGCACGGGCGGCGGCACGACGGTTTACGGCGCGAGCGGCATCGTCTACTACACGCCAACGCAGGCCGAGACCAATTTCACATCGTTCGCCGTCATTGCGAGCAAAGCAAGCTGCACGCCGGTCGCAGTGACCATCATCACCAGCGCGAGTGTCACGCCGGGCACCGTACTGCTCGCACCAGTAACGCACACCAGCGCGGTGGTGCCGACAGTCACGACCCTCACCAACCTGCCGTCAATCCCGTCCAACTGGCTCACGGCAGCAGGCGTTGCGTCGGCAGCGCTCAATGGCAAAGGCGACTGGAACGTTGGCAAGACGGGGTACGCTCTCACAGCAACCACCGGGCTGGGCAACCAAACGGCAAACATCTCAGGCTCGGTCACGAGCGTCACCGGCTCGGTAGGATCAGTCACCGGCGCGGTAGGATCGGTTACTGGTCTGACTGCCGCCAATCTGGATGCCACCATCAGCAGCCGGATGGCGACCTACACCCAGCCGACGGGGTTCTTGGCCGCGACGTTTCCCACTGGCACAATTGCCAACACCACCAACATCACGGCCGGCAGCGTTGCCAGCGTGACCGGCGCGGTGGGGTCTGTAACGGGCGCAGTCGGGTCCGTGACCGGCGCAGTAGGCAGTGTCACCGGCAACGTCGGCGGCAACGTGGTGGGCAGCGTAGCGAGCGTGAGCGGAGCAGTAGGCAGTCTGACGACCAACAACGACAAAACCGGCTACGCACTATCGGCAACTGGAAGCGCTGCTCTGACCGAAGCCTATGCGGCGGACAACGTAGCACCAACGCTGAACCAAATGCTGTACATGATCTGGTCGCTACTGTCGGAGCGAAACGCGAGCGGGACTACGCTAACGACCAAGCGGATTGACGGCAGCACCACGGCAATGACGTTTACCCTTGACGCGGCAAGCCCGAGCACGCAAACCCGGACGACATAATGGCTGCGCCTGATTTCGTATTGTTGGGGATAGGCCCGACGACGACGGCGCCCTTGTTCGTCTTGATGGGGTTTGGCACCGATGCGGCGCCAGAACCACCGCCAATAATCCCGCCAACAGTCGGTGGCGGTGGCGGCGGTGGTGGCGGCAGCACACAAAACAGCAGGAATCGCGCGCCGGACTTCGGCGTATCCGGTCGCAATTTGCGCAAGGACAGGCAGCGCAAGACTGTAGAACGCAGCCCGCCACAATTCGAGGAATTTCAACGGGAAGCCGCAGACGCGGTAATCGAGAAGGCGCAAGACATCGCGCGCGCCCGACTGGCGCTAAAAGACGCGCAGGACGCACGAGTATCCGCAGGTAAAGCTACCGCGCAGGCCAAGCGCGTTGCAGCGATGGAAGCAAAAGTCCTGGCGATTGAGTTGGACTATGAAATAGCCATGGACGATGCAGAAGTACTATTGATATTGAAAACGGTTTTACGGTAAGTGTTGTAGCGCCCCGGCGAACCGGGAAACGACGTGGCGAATCCACGCTAGGAGTAGACGAACATGGGTATTTTGGATGATTTTGCGCCAGATGTTGATTTCAACGAACTGGGTGAAGACGGCCCGGACGTTGAAACCAGCAAGCCGGAAGTCGTTGCGGAAGTCATTGCTGAAGTTGCTGAACCGGCCGAAGTTGAGACGCCTGCGGAAGTCGACCACGAGCCACCGGAGCCGGTAAAACCGCCAAAAGGTTTCGTGCCGCACGGCGCGCTTGCCGAGGCGCGGGCCAAGGCGCGCGAAGAAAAGGAACGGTTCGACCAGGAACGGCGCGAATCGGCGGAACGCTACGCCAAGCTTGAGGCGCGCATCGAGGCGATGGCGAATCCGCCAAAGCCGGTCCCGACGTTCGAGGAAAATCCGGCCGAGAATTTGCGGGCGGAGACGGAAAGCATCCGCAAGAAGTTCGAGCCTGTGCAAGCCGAATTGGACCAGTTCCGTCAACAACAGGAAATGCAGAAGCTCGAAGGCCGGATTTCTGCCGCCGTCACGCAGAGCGAACAGGCGTTTGTCGCGGAGAACCCAGACTACTACGACGCAATCGCGCACTTCCAACGCGTGCAGAACGCCAACCTTGAAGTCATGGGCATGACGGACCCGGCGCAACGCGCGCAGACGATGCGGCGCAACGTGTTTGAAATGTCGGCGCGCGCATTGCACGCAGGACAATCGCCGGCTGAATTGGCCTTCAAAATGGCGACTATCCAGGGGTACGTGCGGAATGCCGACCCACAGGTCGCGGACTCCGCAAAGACTATCGCCAACGCCAACAAGGGTCAGGTGGCGACGCCCAGCATGCCCAGGGGCGGAAAGTCTGAGCCGAAAACCACGTTCAACCTGGGCGACCTGGAAAACATGGATGAAAACGACGTGGAAATGCTCATGTCCGACCCCGCAAAGTGGGATGCATTCATGCGATCGGCAAAATAACGTTATGCATTGACAATAATCTATCGTTCAGTTATAAATCATACAGTAATACCATTGGTAACTAACTGAACGATGGTCGTCCAAGTGACGTAAAAAGGCCATAGAGCGGACGCAAGGTCCGTTTCGTAGTCGTCCCGCGTGAAGGGCGAGTTCGCCGGTTCCAGCGATAGAGGAACAGCAACTCACCCTAATTCACGAAAGGAAACGACATGGCAGTTACATCCTACGGCACCAATGCGCCGAACGTAGTAAAACTGTTTTCGCGGAAACTGTTTCGCGAGGCATTGAAGACCACGAAGCTTGCGCCATTCATGGGCGAAGGTTCAGGCAACCTGATTCAAGTCATGACCGACACCAACAAGGGGCCGGGTGACAAGATTACTTTCCAACTGCGCATGCAACTCAACGGCGCAGGAACTGCGGGTGACGGCACGCTGGAAGGCAACGAAGAAGCGTTGACGGTTTACACCGACAGTTTCGTTATCGACCAGTTGCGCCATGCTGTTCGCAGCGGTGGCAAGATGAGCGATCAACGGATTCCGTTTTCGGTGCGCGAGGAAGCTCGCCTGGGCCTTACTGACTGGTGGGCCGACCGTCTCGATCAAGTGCTGATCAACCAGCTAACTGGTGCAACGCAATCCGATCTGCGCTATGCCGGCAACAACGCCACAATTGCGCCGTCCTCGACTCGTGTGGTTTACCCGCTGGCAAACGAAGCATCGGAAGCCTCGATTTCGACGTCCTCGACGTTTTCGCTTTTCCAGGTCGACAAGGCCGTTGCCCGTGCGAAAACCATGACGCCAGTCATGCGCCCGATCAACAAGGACGGCTACGATTATGTGGCGTTCATTCATCCCTTCCAGACCCTCGCTCTGCGGCAATCTGCGGGTGTGGCTGGTTCGTGGGGTGACATTACTCGCGCCATGCTGCAGGGCGGACAGTCACTTGACCGGAACATGTACGGAAACGGCGCCCTTGGCATCTTCAACCGCACGCTGCTTGTCGAAGACGCACGCATGCCGCTAATCACCACCATGTCAAGTGGCACGGGTCGCCGCGCGGTTCTGTGTGGCGCTCAAGCGGCGGTGCTTGCGGTGGGACAGAATTACAGCACGGAAAAAATGTCCTGGGTTGAGGAACTGTTCGACTACGAAAATCAACTCGGCGTTGCTGCCGGTTGCATTTTTGGCGCGAAGAAGTCTGTTTTCAACTCGATCGATCTTGCGACGATCACCATGCCTTCCACCACTAACGAATAAGGAGTGATGAATAATGGCAACTTACACCGCTTCTGCGTTCAATGCTCAACCGAAGGCCCTGCATCGTGGTGTCCAAGCGATATCCGGCACGTTTCGCGTTGCCACTTTAAGCAGCTTGGGCGACGTGATCTTTTTGGCGAAACTCCCGCACGGCGCGCGCTTCGTCGCAATCGAATGCGATCACTCGACCAATTCATCGGCGCTTGGCTTGTCCTACGGGCTTGCATCAGGTGGGCCGGGCGGCAGTGCAACGCACTCGCTGTACATCGCGAACGGCGCGCAGGCAACAATCTTGCGCAAGACCGTGATAGGCAATCCGCCAGACGTTTCCTGTTCCGATCTGGACCCGAATCGTTTCGGCATTTTGTCGGCGAAGGTTGATTCGGGAACGATGACGACCTCGCTGGTCATCAACTTCAACTACTCGTACCGATTGGACGGGCCGGAAGTTTAACCGAACACCCGGCCCCTTCGGGGGCCGGTTTTACATGGGGGATAAATGATCGATATTGATCAGGCCATAATTCATCACGAACGCGGCCAACTCGGCGAAGCTGAGGCAATCTACATTCAGGCGTTAAATCAGGACTTCGATAATACGAAAGTCCTTTTTTACTACGGCACGCTGTTGATGCAACAAGGCAAGTATGGGTTTGCATCCAACGTATTGCGCATGTCGTTACGCGATGACGAAGACAACACGAGCGTCTACCAAAACCTTGCCAATTGCTACAAGGGCGAGAACCGCGAGAAAGAGTGCGAAGAAATACTCATGTTGGCGCTGGCGCAAAAGCCTAACGCCGAACTTTGGGCATCTCTCGGCAATCTTCACATCAATGCGGGAACGCCGGAAAAGGCGCTGGAGTACTACCGCAAAGGACTCGATCTAGACCCGCAAAACGACTTGATCAAGTTTCACATGGGGCTGGCGAACCTGGAGCGCGGCGACTATCCGGCAGGGTGGGCGGGCTACGAACACGGCTTCCGCGCTGGAAACCGCGTGACACGCGACTATCGCGGACTGCCAGTGTGGGACGGCACGCCGGGGATGCGGGTGATTGTTTGGGGTGAGCAGGGCATTGGTGATGAAATCCTGTTTGCGTCCTGCATTCATGACGCCATACACATCTGCAAGAAGGTTATTTTTGACTGCCATCCGCGATTGCTGAAAATTTTCAAGCACTCGTTCGGCATCGAATGCCACGGCACGCGCAAGAATCAGGTGCTGGACTGGTACAAACCTGAAGTTGCCGACGCGCACTGCTCTATCACGATGTTAGCCAAGCTATTCCGCAACGATCGCGCCGAATTCCCACGCACGCCTTACCTGAAATGTTCTTGGAAAGACATTGCCAGGCATCGCAGGGCGGGGGATGGTCGTCTTCGCGTGGGCCTGTCCTGGACTGGCGGCGTAAAGCAGACGAGGCGCGATCTTCGATCTATGTCGCTGGAAGTTTTGCGGCCAATCATCGACCAGAATTGCGACTTCTATTCGCTGCAGTACACGCCTGAATCGGCGCGTGAAGTGTGCGAGTTTGAGGAAAGCACGGGCATCAGGATCAAGCATTTCCCTGGCTTGGTCGAGTGCAAAGACTACGAACCTACGATGAATTTTATCGCGTCGATGGATTTGGTTGTAAGCGTATGCACCACTGCAATTCACGCTGCAGGCGCGGTTGGGGTTCCCTGTTGGATTATGACGCCGGCCAAGGCTGCGTGGCGCTATGGGCTGAAAGGCGAGCGTCACGACTGGTATGGAAGCGTCCGTATGTTCCGCCAGAATCATGGCGAGAACTGGGGGCCGGTAGTGCGACGGATTGCGGACGAACTTGGCATGATGCTTTCTCAACGAAGGGCGGCGGCATGATCAGCGCAGAATACCTTTCCCTGCAAAAGCAGTTGCACGCCACTGGAAAGTATGGCGTGAGCGGGCACAAGTACGCAGGCCTTGTTCACAGCATCATGCGCGACTACAACACATCCGACGTGCTGGACTACGGGTGTGGTCAGCGCAGTCTTGAGCGCGCGCTTGGCGTTGTGATCCGCAACTACGATCCGAGCATTGAGGGGCTGGACAAACGCCCTGAGCCGGCCGATATCGTGGCATGCACGGACGTTCTGGAACACATCGAGCCGGCGCATCTGGATGCCGTGCTGGATGACCTGCAGCGGCTGGTGAAGAAGGCTGGGCTGTTCGTTGTATTCACGCAGCCCGCAATGAAGGTTCTAGCGGATGGGCGTAATGCGCATCTGATACAAGAGAAAATGGATTGGTGGATGCCGAAGCTTAAGCAACGGTTTTACGTGGTGTGGCACCAGGAACACGAGCAACAATTTGCCGTGATTGTCGGCGCGCTGAAGTCGAACATGGAGATGACATGATCCGCATATTCATTGGCTTTGACGCAAAGGAAACGGTTGCCTATCATGTACTGTCGCACTCCATTCTTGCGCGTGCATCGGTTCCGGTATCCATCACGCCGCTGAACCGGGCCAACATGGAGAGTTTCTACACGCGGCCGCGCGGCGAGTACGACTCCACTGATTTCAGCAACAGTCGCTTCCTTGTGCCGTTTCTCTGCGATTACCAGGGTTGGGCTATTTTCATGGACTGCGACATGCTGTGTCTTGGCGACATGGCGGAATTTGTCGGCTATGCGATTGACCACTACGGCACGTCGGTACGCTGCGTGCAACACAACTACACGCCCAAAGAGGACACCAAATTTCTTGGCGCCGTGCAGACGCGCTACAAGATGAAAAACTGGTCAAGCGTGATGTTGTTCAACAACAAAATGTGCCAGCGTCTGACGCTTGACTACGTTAACACGACGGCCGGGCTTGACCTTCATCAATTCAAGTGGACGGAAGAGCATCGTGTGCGCGAACTGCCTTCTGGTTGGAATCATCTGGTTGGCGAGGACAATCAAACCAGCAACCCAAAGTTGATTCACTTCACCAAGGGTACGCCATGTTTTCAGGGATATTCCGAGCAGCCATATGCTGATCTGTGGTGGAAGGAATGGGGGGAAATGACGTCATGTGCGAGTCCGGCAAAACATGATCAAGTCAATCAAGGGGCGCCAAGCCATGCGTAGACGACAAATTTTCGCAGCGATGAATGCTGCAACTAACGGCGGGTTGCCGGTGCCTCAGGAGTCAATATATGAAGATGCCAAAAGGGAAGAAGCCAAAGCCGCCGAAAAAGTATTGACGGCTGATCGCACTGTCGGGCAGTGCCGCGTCTGCGGGAAAATCATCGGACGCGGCCTGCACATGCACGAGAGACACTGTAAAGACAGGTAATGCCAAACTATACGTATGTGAACCTGCAAACGCGCGTTGCCGACGAGATTAACGACTCGTCGGCTGGAAGCGTTTCGACGGCGCAAGTGAAGAAGGCGATTATTTCGGCGATCGAGTATTACGAAGGCCAGCGCAATTGGTTTGGTGAGGCGATTACACGATCGGGCGTGACGGTTGCCGGGTTCCCTGCGGTGGCGATGCCGAGTGATGCTGTGTTTCTTGACAAGATGCAATTGTCCGCTGTGACGTCGATCACCGCGACGACGAACACCAACACGCTGCTAACTGCGTGCAGCAACACGGTATTCAGTGTTGGTCAGTTTCTGATTGGCACCGGCATACCTGACAGCACACTGATCAAATCGATTGATTCTTCCTCGCAAATCACGATGGGCGATGTTACAGGCGCTTCCGTCAATGCGACATCATCGACTGTTGGGGCGACCATTAGTGTGGTTCAAGCTCCGCGTTACGATATTGAACCGATTTCCTATCAGCAATATTCCGGGTATCAGGGGCAGACCGGATCGACTGGGCAGCCTTCGCAGTATTGCTACTATCAAGATCGGTTGTATTTGTACCCGACGCCGGGTAGCGTGTACGCGCTGATGTTCTGGTACATAAAGCGGTTGCCCGCGCTATCCGCTGATGGCGACACAAACGGCTGGACGAATTTTGCAGAGCCGGTGATTCGGAATCGCGCGAAGTGGGATATTTTCCTCAACCTGCTGCGGAACATGAAACTTGCGCAGGCCGCGAAGGCGCAGGAGACGGATGCGATGGATGCGTTGGAAACCGAACACGTTCAGCGCAACACAACGGGGCGCTTGCGAGCGCGGTATCTGTGAAATACATAGCGCTTTGCCTTCTGCTTGCCGGTTGCTCTGGTGGCCCGTCGGTTCGCTGGATGACGTGGAATGCGGGTCCGGATGCGGACATTGCGTGCGCGACCAATCCCCATAGTGCTAGCTGCCTGACCTGGAGCAGGTAATGCCGACAAAGCGCATTTCCCTGGGCGGGTCTCTGATACGGCG